GGCAACTGAACGCAGTGAAGGCGTGAGAGCCTCAAGGCTAAACTCAGGGTCAGTAGCGAGGCTTGCGAAGCAAACGTAGATGCTCAACAAGCGATAGCGCTGTTAGGTTAGAGTAATAATCTACTATATTTAACTATTCTAATGTGTCTATGATGATATAATACTATCTTATTCAATAATATATATAGATATGCCAAAACCATCAGTTTATCGAGAAGTGAGCAGAACTGTTTATTTCAATTCAATACCTGCTGAACTCAAGAGACTTGGACTTACTCAAGTTAAGACAGCAGAACTATTAGGAATTACAATTAGTGGTTTGAATCATCGCATTAAAGCAGATTCACCTTCCCTACATTGGAGCGTCTACGGATTAAGTAGTTACTTTAGTGAAGAGGATAACCTTGGTGAGCGTGACTTATGAATTGTTGCAAACCTATCTATAAGCATGAGGCTAATGAATGTCGTACAGCAATGACAGGAATGAAACAAATGTTGCTTAAAATAATTGAGATTGAAGATGCTACAATGAGAAAACACGTTGTAGAAGGCGCATTACAACTATGTGACCAATTACTTAAAGATGGACAGAAGTATGAATGATTTAGAGCATAAGGTACAAGTTGCTATATGTGAGTATTTAGATAGACGTGGTGTTATGTACTTTGCTATCCCTAATGGCGGTAAGCGTAGTTTAATAACCGCAGCAAGACTAAAAAAAGAAGGCGTTAAGGCAGGAGTACCTGATATTTGTATTATTCACGAAGGTCAGACGTTCTTTCTTGAAGTTAAACGACCTAAGACACCGGGAAGCGCTAAAGGAAGACTAAGTGCTGTACAGAAAGATATGATTGAACGACTTAAAACCGCTTGTGCTGAAGTAGCTGTTGTATATTCAGTAGCAGACGTTATTGAAGCATGTATTGAATGGCAGATAAATGTCCTCAAAAATAACTAAGAGCGCTCGGTCTCAAGCATGCACTATTCGCCTTTACGGATGTAATGGTGGTCCTAATAATGAAACAGTTATCTTTGCTCATCTACCTAATGGCTCTATGGGCAAGAAGGCTTTAGATATACATGGTGCTTATTGTTGCCATAGCTGTCACGATATACTTGATGGGAGAAAACCGAGTGAGTATAAGGAAGAGTTCTTATTACTGTGTCACCTAATGGGCATGAAACGAACACAAGAGATTTTGGTTCAAAAAGGGTTAATAACGATATGAAAAGGTTGATACAAAGAGATAAGGGTAAGGCTCACATATTACAGATGATGTGTAGAGACTTCTTTAGCTCAAATGATTGTCAAACTGCACTAGTAGAGATTAGAGAGGATAAATTGAGCAGAAGTCAGAAACAGAACGCCCTATATTGGATATGGATTGACACTATTGGTGGAGAATTAGGTTACACCAAGGACGAGACACACATGTTATTTAGAGATAAGTTTCTAGGTTACAATGAACTAACGACTAAAAAGGGCGAGCAGATTAGAGAGCTACGAAGCACAACCAAACTAAAGGTGGGCGAAATGAAAGACTACCTAGAGCAGATAGATATGTTTGTTGCAGAGTGGGGAATAGTATTGCCACATCCTGAAGATTTGTACTATGAATCAATGGGCTTTAAAAGATGAGTCAACTCAAAGAACTACCTGAAGATTATTGGGCTAGAGTTGAGAGGCACAGAAAGATGTTAGATAAGATTAAGAAATCGAGGAAGAAGAAATGAGTAAATGTAGTATGTGTGCGGTTGATTTAAGCGTGCATGATATGAGGATAGATATGGGTACATATAAACTAGATAATATAACACTGTGTGATGAATGTATAGATGGCGTAGCTAGTATCATTGAGGATTACTACATTCTAAGATACAAAGAAGAAGAGGCGGTAGTACACTAATGGCTAAGATAATTATTAAAGAGGTTTCTAACGGGTTTGTATTAGAGTTTGAAGACTTACAAGAGAATTACAGGGTTGAGGAAATATATACTTCATTTGAAGAAGTAGTAAAACGCTTAGAGCGTGTCAAAAGAATAGGAGATGTCACGAATGGCAGGAAGACCAACTAAATATAACGATGCGTTACAAGCAAAGGCAGATGATTATGTAGAGAATTATGACACTAATAGTGTTGTACCAACTATAGCAGAACTGTCATTAATACTTGATATATCAGATAGCACGTTCTACGAATGGAGAGATAAATATCCCGCATTTTCGAGGACGTTAGAAAGAATTATGAAAACACAAGAGGTTGGGTTGGTCAATAAAAGCCTTAGAAATGAGATTAATCCAACGATTGCCAAGCTAATGATGCACAACCATGACTACAGCGATAGAGTCGAACAAGACTTGAAATCAACTGACGGTTCAATGAAGCCAACAGTAATTGAGATTGTTGCCTACGGTGAAGATGACTACGAAGAAGAAGAAAGCACAGATTAACGTACCTCCTAAGCTAAAGCCTATATTCACAGGTGATGCTAGGTATCGCATTGCTTATGGTGGACGTGGTTCAGGCAAGACAAGAACCTTTGCACTAATGACTGCTGTACGTGGTTATGAATGGGGCATGTCCGGAAAGAGTGGGCAAATCCTCTGTGGTCGTGAGTTTATGAACTCATTAGAGGACTCATCACTAGAGGAAATCAAGACTGCTATACGTTCATTGCCTTGGCTAGAGGCTTACTATGACGTTGGTGAGAAATACATCAGGTCTAAAGATGGTCGTATCTCATATACGTTTGTTGGTCTAAGACGCTCACTAGATGCTATCAAGTCAAAGGCTCGTATCTTATTAGCGTGGGTGGATGAAGCCGAAGGAGTGTCCGAAATGGCATTTATGAAGCTCCTGCCTACCGTGAGAGAGGAAGGCAGCGAAGTGTGGATTTCCTATAATCCTGAATCAAAGTACAGCGCAACACATGAACGCTTTAGAATTAATACTCCCGATAATTCTAAGATATGCGAAATCAATTACAATGACAATCCATGGTTTCCTGAAGTGTTGGAAGAACAGAGGCTAGAAGATAAAGCCAAGCGTCCTGATATGTATGACCATATTTGGGAAGGCGGATTCTTAGTATTCAGTGAAGGCTCTTACTATACGACTGAGATGCGTAGAGCTAGAGAAGAAGACAGAATAGGTAAGGTTAGATATAGCCGAGATAAGCCTGTAATAACAGCTTGGGATTTAGGCGTAGGTGATTCAACAGCTATATGGTTTGCACAATATATCGGCATAGAGATACACATCATTGATTATTACGAAGCATCAGGCGTAGGATTAGACCACTATGCTAGAGTTCTTCAAGAGAAAGGTTACATATACGACCAACACATCTTGCCACATGACGTTAGAGTTAGAGAACTAGGCTCAGGTAAGTCACGGCTTGAGGTATTAGATAGCCTAGGTATTAGGAACGTAGAGATAGCTCCTATGCTTATGGTTGATGATGGTATTCAGGCAGTTCGTTCAATGTTAGACCGATGTTGGTTTGATGATAAGAAGTGCGAGAAGGGTATTGACTGTCTGATTAACTATTCCCGTGATTATGATGAGAACGGTAAGACTTGGCGCTCAAGACCTAGACATGATTGGTCATCACATGGAGCAGACGCATTCAGATACCTAGCAATCGGCTATAGACCTATGACCGAGACATGGGGTAAGCCCTTGAAAAGAAACGTAAAAGGAATTGTTTGATATGGTAAGATAACGCCATATATTTGTCACTATTTATGGATTTATATGGGATTATCGGATTGGTGGAACAAAGGTTACACCCCTACTGAGAGGTCTATGTCCTTATGGGATTTAATTAAAGACGATGCCTCTCAAATTACAAAAGAATCAAAGAGTCAGATAGGCAAGGGTATTACAGGATGGAGACCGGCAAAGGCTTTCACACCTAAAATGCTCAGAACAGGTCCTACTCCACTTGTCCGCTACGCACTTCCGCGCTTAGGATTATTATCTTTATTATCCCCATCAGATAGCATCGTTTCTCAAGAAGAAGAGATGTACATGTTAGGTTTAAATCCTGACGGCTCTCCCATGACAGAAGAAGACATGTTAAATTACCAACAATTTAAGGAAGAGTAGTATGGGTTTATTAGACGGTTTATTAGGTCAATCAGGTGTATCTTCTACAGGTGGTGGCACAGTCTATGACCCAACTCAAGATAATTGGGAGATAAGATTCGATACTGAAGGCAATGCTTATCAGTCACGAGTTGAAGCTCCTTTAGCTCAAGGACACACAACAGCTAGACAAGAAGTATCTACTCAGAGATTTGACGTAGCTGAAGAACCTTCATTGCTTAACTATGGAGACAATTACTACAGTGGTGAGCAGTTTACGCCACAGAATGTAGCTCCAAAGCCACAACCTACTCCTGACTTAATGAATCAACCGGGCGTTAATAGAGTTCCACAACAAGAACACGACAGATTCAATGCTATTCATGCTCCATCAAATAGAGAGACTAGATATGATGGTCAAGGCAATGTTTACCAAGCAGACCCAAGAACACCTCTTATTGAAGGTCATAGAAAGGCATCATCATTCAACTTAAACTCTCCTGAAGTAGGTGTAAACACCCAAACTCAGACGCAATACGGAAGAGATATATACAAAACCCCAACAGGAACAAATGTGTCCGAGGTTTCGGTAACTGTTCCTATTGATGGTAAGTGGGTGAATGCGCCAAGTATTCATGGCGGTGTGCAATTCTCAGAAGACCAAGTGGTACAAGGAATTAAATCAGGGGCTATAACACCGACAAGTATCCACAACTCCGTAGAGGAAGCAGTAAACGTAGCTTCATCACGCAGCAACAATATGCAAGTTACGCCTTCACCTGAACCAACAGAATACTTAGGTCCAATAGGTCAGTCTTATTCACAAGGTCAAGGTCAACAAATACCTGAAGGAGCTTACGGCTCATTAGGCGACCATCAGACTTGGAGTAGACAGCAAGCACCTACGACTGAGTTACGACCTCGTGACGGACTAGAGTCAGTAGCGCAAGATAATAGAGGCAGTCTAGCACCATGGCTACCTGAACAAACTAACTTTGATGATGCTCGTAACCTTATGAGTAGTTACCAAGGCGGTGAGAGAATAGCACAGAGAGATACAGGAACATTCAAAGACCTAACACCAAACGTAGACCCATCTAAAGCAATGGAAATGATGGCAATGTTTAAGAAAGAAGGCAAGGCACTAACTGACATTCAGTTTGAGAAAGCTATGGGTTCTTTCGGTATGAGTGACATATTAGAAGAGCATCGCTCAACTCTTAACAATGTAGCAGAGTCACTTGCAGACAGAGACTCATTTGGCAATATCATTCCCGATGCTAATGCTTATGAGCAAGGCGTTGACCAAGCACTAGACAAAGCAAACAGATTCCAATGGGATAGTTCAGCTAAAGAAGCTAATATCAGCAGACTTGGTTACGACCCAATGACAGATATGAACGCATTAAACGGAACTACACCTAATGTTATTCCTGAGCCTGAAGTTAAGCCTACATTTACACCTAACCCTAATGCTACTAAGTTTTGGAATGAGGGCGCAGAGACTGACTTCAATATCAATCAAGGTATAGATACGGTTAAAAAGTTTGGCTCAGATGCTATCGATACAGTTGGAGATGTTCTAGGTCCACTTGCTACAGACATTTACGGCAATATAAAAGATTCAGCATCAGATGCTTGGGAAACTATGAAGCGTGGCGATGAGGTTCTAGCTAACAATGTATTGAATAGAGGCACTGAAGATGTTTTAAGTGCTATACCCGGTGCTTATTCACGGGGTGTTGGAAATGCAGTCAAGGCTTTAAAGACTGTAGGTAATGTAGCTTTAGGGGAAGAGTATTTTAATGAGAATGACGGAGAGATACTAACCCCTAGCAAACCTAACTATAACTACCCTATGCTTGGTGAAGGTGTAGAGGTTGCAGGTTCATACTTAGGCGGAGCAACAGCAGGAGTAAAGCTATTAGGTCAAGCTCCTAACCTTGTGAAGTATGTAGGTGCTATATTTGGTGGTACAGCTACTACAGACCCTACAGAGGGCAACTTATCAACAATGATTCAGGATACAGAATACCGTAACGCATTCACTGAATACTTGATGGCAGACACTAATGATGAGTCTAGTTCATTAGAGAAATTAAAAACATACGGTAAAAACTTCTTAGAGGAAGGATTATTAGGTGCGCCATTTGATGCTGCTATCGTAGGTTATCAAGCCATCAAGAACAACCCAAATCTAAAGGCTACGATACTAGAAGAGTTAGGCGATATTGCAAATAAAGCAGAGACTATGGCAGGTAAGATACCCGGTGTTGAGACCGAACAGACGCTTAGAAAGAGCATGGTTAAGCCCGGTGTTGATGCAAGAACACAGATTGATGAACTAGGTTTCTATTCAGAGGCAGAGAACGTAGTAAACAAATTAAAGCAAGAGACTAATCATCCTGACCACATTAGACAGTTCATGCAAAAGAACGGTGTAACTGTAGATGAGATGAAAGAGACAGGCATTCTTGACTACTTATCGAATGCTAAAACAAAGGATGAGCGTGTAACTAAGACGGGTCTTCTTAATCACATCAGTAAAAACAAGACTCAGCTAGACGAGACACAACATCGGGGAAGTTCAGATGCAGGAGGAGACCAACTAAATGAAACTCAATTAGATGACCCTGCTTGGTATGAAGGAGCAGACGGTGGAAATGTGACTGTTCTTGATGATACTGATTATATCTATTCTCGTGCTGAAGACATAAAGTATGAATTGAACTCTAGTGACGAATTTGAGATGAATAGGTTGTTTGAACATCTACATAAATCTGACCCAGAGAAGTACCCTAAAACGATTGATATGTATATTGACGATGCAAAGATTAAGCAACGTGAACTAGACCGTGTACTTCATGAGGATTCAGCAAATATGGTTGAAAATGTTAATAAATATAC